GCATGTCTCCAGTAGGCAGAGATGTATCTCAAATGGTTAGAGCTTATCAAAAGATTGCAATAGCCTAAATGGTACCAAGTACAGTTAGAACAAATTTAAAGACAGCTCTTACAGCGATCACAGGCTTAAGGGTTTTGGATTATGTGCCCGACTCTACAAATGTGCCAACAAATAATGCTTTTGCAGTTATCGGCCAATTGTCTATGAATTATGACTACACACTTAACAGAGGCTTTGACTCTGCAACCTGCAACATCATTGTGATGGTTGGTCGAATGAGTGAAAAAGATGGGCAATCAAGATTGGATGGGCTACTCAGCTCATCCGGTTCAACCTCAATCAAAGCCGCTATTGAGGCTGATAAAACACTAAGCGGTGCAGTGCAAACTTTAAGAGTTGTGTCTGCATCACCAGGCACAATAACATCCGCTAGTATTGACTACCTAAGTTATCAGTACGCAGTAGAGTTGATAGGTTAGCGAAAGGAAAAATATGGCCATATTTATGGGTAATAAAGTAGCAGTCATTGTAGGTACATCAACCATATCTTCATTTGTCAGCACTGTAAGTTTAAACAGAGAAGTTGAGGCAGTAACTATTACCGCCATGAATGACACTGTGCAGAATATGATTGGTGGCGTTGAAGTGTCATCTCTCAGCATGGAGATATTCAACGATTTTGCGGCGGCCTCAGTGAACAGTCTTTTTGAAGACAAAATTGGTGAGAAGCTGGCAATCAAATTGATACCAGTCACCGGTACTGTTACAGCTACAAATCCAAGTTATTCAATGTCTTGTTTGATTACGCAATGGACACCTATTGCAGGATCTACAGACAGCGCAGCTTTGGCAAGCGTTACCTTTCCGGTAACAGCTTTGACAAAAGCTACAAGCTAAAAAGAAAAGGTGGGACATGCACAAGATTGAAATAACAAAGAAAGACGGCAAAAAGATTACTTATGATCTTACGCCATCTGTCAAAGTGGCCTTTGAGGCTGAGTTCAAGACAGGATGGCGTAAGAGATTAGGTGAGCTACAAATGGAGTCTGATTTGTGGTGGCTTGCTTGGCGATTAGAAAAAGATCTAGGTAAAACTGAACTAGCTTTTGGTGATGATTACATCAATCAATTTATAGATGTTGATTTGTTGTATGAAGCAAAAAATGGCTAGACCGACATGGACAAATTTGGGAAGTCGCCGCCATTTCGGTCAGCACAGGTATTAGTCCTAAAGATCTTTTAGAGGTTGATCCTGCTGTGTATATGGCGATTAAAGCAATATTGCAAGAACAGGCTGCAAAAACAAAAGGGACAGTCAGGCGGAGATAATGCTACAAGTACAACCAGATAGATCTCTCAAGGCTGTTTATGTAGAAAATCTTGATGCGCTTATGGAAAAATTGAAAAACATTGACCCTGACTTGCAAAAAATATTTAAGAAAGAATTACGCAAACAAATTAAGCCTGTAGAAAAACTAGCTAAGAGTTTTATACCGGCTGAGGTTTTTCCAGGCTGGAGAGATACCAAACCTTATTACCCACCCACATGGGGATGGGCTTTTGATCAAAACCACAGAGGCCGTACCTATGGCAAAACAAATGAGTCAAGATGGCAATGGTCACAAGCGGATGCTATTGCCGGCATACAAATTACAAGTGCAAAGGTCAAAGTACAAAGAATTAAGGGCACTAAATTTTCAGTAACAGCTTTAGCTCTTGTAAATAAATCAGTGCCCGGAATTATTTTTGAATTGACAGGCGGTGGCACTGCTAGAAGTAGAGGCAAAACAAGGCGAGTAAGCCGCAACCCTAATGCCAGTGAAGGCTTTATCCGTAAGGTGTCACAAGCGCATGGCACAATTGCCGGAGATGGTAAGGGCAAAAGAGTTATCTATAAAGCCACAGCTGAAAAAGGCGCACAAGCTATAGCCGGTATTGAAGCTGTAAAAGACAAATACTTGGCAAGAGTATTTAGGGGTAACTAATGGCTTTGAGTTCAAATGTAGTAATCAACTTTTTAACTAAGTTTGATAAAAAAGGGTTAGAGCGTGCCACAAAAGAGTTAAAAGGATTTGACAAGGTAGTTGCAACAGGAGCATTTAGACTACAAAGTTTTGCTAAAGCCGGTGCAATAGGAGCGACAATTGGTTTAGTCGCTTTGGCAAGAAGCTCAATACAGGCCGCCTTAAAACAAGAGGTATTGCAAAAATCAGTAGAGCAATCTTTGACTGCAATAAATGAGCTAGGGTCTTTAGTAAGCGTACAAACATTTATTACAGACTTAGAAAAAGCTACTAACATTACTAAGGATGAGCTAACCCCTGCCCTAAATAGTTTAATTGTATCTACTGGTAATTTAACTACAGCTCAAAGTCTATTAGGCCTTGCAGTAGATACAAGTAGGGGAGCAGGTGTTGATTTATTAACAGTCACAGATGCTTTAGCCAAAGCCAACAGGGGTAATTTCAGGGCTTTAGGACAACTTGGACTAGGTTTCGATGCAGTAACAGCCAAAGAGATGGGCTTGGCTGAAATAACAGATTACCTAACTCTTAAATTTGGTGGTGCAGCTCAAAGATCAGCGGATACATTTGGCGCAAAATTGGAAGCTTTAGGAAGAAGTGCAGATGCCGCCCAAGAAAATTTGGGTGCAGGTTTTATTACAGCTGCAGAAATTATTATTGGTAGTAGTAATGCCACAGATGTTTTTGGTTCAAAGCTAGAACTGTTAGGACTAAATGGCGGCTACATTGTAATTGCTTTAGCTGATAAAGTTAATAAGATAACAGATGCTTTTGGTGGGCTGAGTGAAAAAATTAATAGTGATCCAATCCTTAAATTCTTTTTTGGCTCTGCTAAATCCATCCCGGTATTGGGCGGTTGGATTGAAGGCTTTAGAGGTTTAGCTGAGGATGGCAAAAAGATTGCCGAAAGTTCAAAAGAAACTGTTACGCAAACAGAGGAACAAAAAGCCGCTGCCGCAAAACTAGCCGCCTTACAAGCTAAGTTTGACAAGTTTGCCGCTGCCGCCTTAGACAAAACAAAAAAACTCACAAAAGAAAAAACTGCTCAAGCCGCATTGGATAAGAAAAAGGCTGAATTAGAGTCTATGTTTGACTTAGACCGGATCAACCTACAGGCCGCCTTAAGCCGTAAGTTAAATGCCGAAGATGAGCTGCGTGTAAAGATCTTACAAAAACTTGCAGATGGTACAAAAGAGGCTGTTGATGAGGCTCAAAGATATGCAGATGTTTTGAAGGTTATTGAAGATGGCAAAATAACTTCAGGTGAAATTGAAGAGCTTGCTAAAAAATGGGGTATGACAACTTTAGGTGTTACTTTATACATTCAACAATTGTTTGCTGCTAATGAAGAGATTAAAAAGATGTTGGCTTTATTAAGTCAAGTTAAAGTACCGCCATCATCAACACAAGTGCCTTCAACTCCAACTATTGTTGAGCCACAGAAATATGATCAAATTTTTAAAAATGTGTATGAAGAATTGATTGCTGCAGGTAGCACTGTTGCAGGTGCTAGATCTGGGGCTGGTGCTAGTGCAAGATTGACAGCTCAGGCTGACGCATACTTTAGAGCTAATCCAGACATCGATCCTTTGACAGGTGCAAGGCGTGTACCTCTAGCAGAGGGTGGCATTGTTACAAGACCCACACAAGCTCTTATTGGTGAAGCCGGAGCTGAGGCTGTCATCCCACTAGATCGCATGGGATCAATGGGCACAAGAGTTACTGTCAATGTTGCCGGCTCTGTAATCTCAGAGGGTCAATTACAATCTGTAATCCAAGATGTTTTGTATAACCTTAACCGCACTGGAGCTGTAACTCAATTAAGTAATCTAGGTAGATAATGCCGGCGGCAATTTTTAGAGCTGAGATTGATTTCAGCAATGGAGCTTCCTTTGATCCGGCGTTAGTATTGGATGATCCTGCCACGCCTTTAGATTTTTCAGTTTTAGGAACAGCTGCAGCGGATGTTGTAGATATAACAAACTTTGTAACACAGTGCTACATAAGGCGTGCTTTCAATAGATCATCTGACTCATTTGTTGGTGGCAGTGCCAGAATTGTTTTTGTAGATCAAACAGGCACATTTAACCCGGCTAACACATCATCACCTTTGTTTGGCAAAATTAAGCCGATGCGCAAAATTCGCATGACCGCCGCTTTTAACAATATTAATTACAACCTAGGATCTTTTTATGTACAAGAGTGGAATTATCAAAGCCCTACAGGTTTTGATCCTGCCTATGTAACTTTGAATTGTGTTGATGGTTTTCAATTGCTAAACCTGACCACAATAACCTCAGTCAGCGGCGGCACTGCAGGGCAAACTACAGCTGAAAGAGTGACTAGCTTATTAGATGCCGGAGAATGGCCAGGCGGTATGAGAGACATATCTACAACAGCTACTACTACTGTCCAGGCTGACAATGGCAACTCAAGATCTTTATTAGCAGCTCTTCAAGAGGTGGAGCAGACTGAGGCCGGAGCTATGTATGTGGATCAAAGGGGCTTTGTTAAGTTTATGTCAAGGACAGATATTATTACAGACTCAGGTGGCACCTTGACAAAATTCTCAGATGTAGCTTTGTCTGGAGATATTACTTATCAACAGGTTGCATTTGATATATCTGATTTTCAAATGATCAACAAAGTCACAGTCACACCTGCCGGTCTTAGCGGTCAGACCGCAAGCGATTTAACAAGCATTGATGATTATTTCCAACATTCTAGGGTTAGGTCTGGAATTATGCAGACTGAGGCAGATGCCTTACAACAGGCTCAAATGATCATTGCTTCAAGAAAAGAGCAGGGTGTTGATATACAACTTAACTCATTAACCATTGATGCCTACAGCCAAGAGGATCCGGCAAGAGTTACTGCAGCTTTAGAGCTTGATATTTTTAACCCTATTGAGGTCACCCAAACCTTACCTGCAGGCAATGTAGTTAGTGACAGCGTTATTGCCGGTGTCCAGTATCAGATCACCCCTAATTCTTTTTTAGTCACATTCTCTTGTGCTCAGCCTTTTTCTGTAGGATTTTTGCTAGACTCAGCCGTTGATGGTTTATTAGATGAAGACAGTTTGAGCTACTAGGAGATATATGGCAAAGCAATCATTTGTGACAGGGCAGGTATTGACCGCCGCCCAATTAACATCTCTGCAACAAACCGCAATGTCAGGCGGAGCTGCCTCTGCTAAAACTGCAAACTATGTATTAGTAGCCGCAGATGCCGGTACAGCTATATCAATGACATCTACAAGTGCTACAACAATCACAGTCAATACAGGTTTGTTTGCAGCCGGTGACACAGTATTTATACAAAATCTAGGATCTGCTACCTGCACAATCACAGCCGGTACAGCTACAGTGGATACAGCTGGCAGTTTGATCTTGCCACAATATGATGCAGGTATTTTGTATTTTGTTAGCTCATCCTCTGCAGTATTTTATGATTACATCCAAACAGGAGCAACATCTCCATTAACTACTAAGGGTGATCTGTACACTTTTGGCACAAGTGATACACGCCTTGGCGTAGGTGCAAACGGCACCACACTCGTAGCGGATAGTGCGGAAGCAACAGGTCTTAAATGGGCTGCTGCTACTGGAATCACATACTCTGATTGGACACCAACTCTTGTAAATTTTACTAAGGGAAATGGCACATTCAACTTTAGATATGCGCAAAGTGGTAAAGCTGTTTTTCTTGACATTAACAT